GAATCCATCAACCTTTCTAATCTTCAACTTGAAGTTAGCACCTGACCAGAAGTCAAATGGGTTAAATGGTTTCTCATCTTCAAACGCAGGATTCATTGCTTCTGTAATCTTATTGAAAATCTTTTTACCGAATTTAAATAAGAAAACTTTTCCTTCGTTCTCTGGATGTTGTGGGTCTGATACAACATAGACATTGCTGTAATAAGATAATTTTCTTTTTCTTTTTCTAGCAATCTCTTTATCACTATCAACACCAGTATTCCATAATCTAGTGTTCTCTTCTGACACAGGATCTTTTTGTCCTAATGTAGTTAGAGAGTTCTCAATATACCAACCACCAGGTCCTTGGAATGCGTGAGACCATACTCTTGCCCAAGGCATTTCTTCGCCTTGACTAGCAGGTAAAAATCTAAGCACAGCATATCCGTTACCAGTTTTATCTAGTTCTGGTTTCCAAAGTCTGTCGTCTTGGTATTTGTTCTTGGTTTTAGCAGCGTCCTCAGGATTGAGGTTTGCTTCTATTTGTTTTGTTAACTTGTCAAAATTACTTTGACTATTTTTTAAGTTTTCAAAAGCGTCCATAAAGTTTCTCCTTGTATGTATTTCGTATTTGTATTATTGTATTTAAGTATCATAATATAATTTATTTCAATACTATTATTTATACAAGTTCTCATCATAACAGATAATATATCCGTTGTCAAGCACCTGTAAAAGTCTCTTTCATAGTCAATTTAGCACTCGTTCTATTGAAGCTCTGAAAGGGCAAAAACTTTTTAATTCGTTTACTATATTCTTTCCATACTACTTTTTCAACAATTTGTCTATCCCAGCGTTCAATGAATCCCAGTAAGGTTTCAAATACGCTAAAAGTTTCATAACTAATTCTTTTGGATAAGAGAAGTTTGAAGAAAGGTGGATGTTGTCCTCCAACAACTGCAAAGAGATTATCAAAAGTAAGGTTGTTATTGCCCATATAATCCCGAACAATATTACACTCACTCCTAAAATTATAACCAAAAGCGTCTTTATACTTTCTATGAGCAAGGTAAATATCTTGGCCATCAGTTCTGGCAAGGTCTCCAATCCACTTCTTGTCATTGTGCAAAAAGTTTGCCACAAAGAAATCAAGCGCTTGTTCTGCGTTATATTTTTTAGATAGTTTATGAAAGAAGTATCTGTCATTTCGTTTTGTAAATGTCTCTAACTTGCAATTGACTTTACCTGCATATTGTATATAGTCATATGTGTTGGTTGTAAAATGTAATTTAACACCGAGCCATATTTTAAAAACATCAAATCCGCCATACATTATAAAGGTAGTTCTCCTTCAGTAGTTTTGGTTACTAAATTAAGTTTCTGACACTCAATAGTAAGTTTCTCTTTTAATGATTTATTAACTAGAGGACCTACCGTTGCTGTATCAATACCCCGACCTTCACAATAATTTACTATGCAATCCATATATGAAGTGCCTGGGTGTTCTTTTCTATATTTTTCTATTTCTAAACTAAATTGTTTACTATTCATTATGCTACTATATCAGGACTTGACCCGATTGTCAAGCAGCTGTGCCTTTTGATTTAACTTCTGGCATATCTTCACCGTTCATAGGTTCTACTAAACCACAACCTATATCAAGTATCTTTTGTAGATATCCTTCTGTCGCTAATTGATTATCTAAACTTTGATATAGACCTATGTAATTTAAACGAACAAATGCCTGACACTCTTCTAAAGTATCAAACTTATACGCTGGGTGTTTTCTTGGTTCAACATCACCATTTAAATTAATAAGCATTGCAACTATAAGAAATACATCTTTCATACTCTCTCTCCTATAGTGAAAGTTATTGGTTAGTTCTTTTTAATCTGGTCGCAAGATTTAGTATCTGCTTTTAATCCTAATTCTTTAGAATATATCCATACATAAGAATATGCTACCGTTTCGTCTTTAACGACACACTTCTTACCAAATGTTATTCTAGGATCCTTAGGTATAGAACAAGCACTTAATACTAGTCCCATAATTAAAACCATTAATATATTTTTCATTTACTCTTTCTCTGGTTGAGGTACTACAACAAAATCATATATTTTGTATAATACGCATTTATCAATTCTGTCTGGCGTTTCAATTGTTGCAATCAACTCATTATTCTTTTTGTAATGAATAACTGCAAACACAGGTTCTCCTGTCGCTTCGCCATTACTTCTGCCAAATCCTATGTGTACAGGTTTAAAACCTTCCTCTTCTAAAAAACTTTCTACTGCCGAATACTCACCACACATAATTGGTGCGTGAGACGGAAAGAATAGTCCATATGGATTTGCATATACTAAACTTGTCATCAATGTAAACATAACAACAAGTAAAGATTTTTTTAGCATTATTTGCTCCTTTTTTATAGAGGCGGCAAACAGAAGTTTACCTCTAATTACCAGGTAGTGTTTATGTCTGTTTCGTTTTCTCTTGGTAATATTTATAAAATTTTTCTACACTTTTCTCTAGTTCTGCGACATAATCTTTTGGATTTTTTATCCATTCTTGCATTGAACCATCTTCACCAGCGATAAGTACGACAATTTGTTCTATCGGTTTATTGTATATCTCTTCGTACATTAACGCATAGGCAGTACATTGTAAAAAATAATTATCTACCCACTCTTCAATCTTCTCTTTGTTTGCTGTTTTAAAATCAATTACAGATAACTTACCTCTATATTCTGCAACACAATCGGTTTGACCTGCAACGGTCAACTTCTTACTCAACATAATCGCTTCTATTAAATGTATGTTGTCTATGTTATCAAGGTAAGGTTTCATAAGTCTAAACAGACCTAATGGTAATACACCTGATTCACTAGGTGTCTCACCTTTTAAATAATTCTCAACTAAAGTATGTGTCGCTTTACCTCTACCGGCAGCTCTTCGCATTTCAAAATTGGCAACTGCTTCGCCAATATTCTCACGCCATTTCTTTAGACCTTCTGATTTTCTGATTGATAAGATAGATGTAATTGATGGATATGATTTACCATCAATCTCGTAAAAACGAATACCGTTTTGATTTTTGCCTTTTGTTTGAGGCAGTAATTGTTTATTCAAGTCAATAAATTTAAATTTTTTAGCCATTATGTTTCTCCAATTTAGTCTCTATTATATAATATCCAATTTAGTTTGTCAAGCACCTATGTGGTTCGGAAGTCTTGTAACATATCGTTTACATCTTCCTTACTAAATTGTCCAAGCGCTCACTCTGGTTTGTACTCAACATATTGAGTTTTACCATTATCGTCTCTAAATGCTCTTAATGTTGATTTTCTGTTGTCTGTTGGCGACTTGTACGAACAATGGATCCACCCACTATTCGGTTCTTCAGGATTATGGTATTCCAATATCAATTGGTCATAATCTAAATTTTCAACAATCCACTTTGCCAATTCAGCGTTCGGAGTGCCAAAGATTTCGAAATCGGCGGCTTGCCCCTTAGCGTGCTGTGAATTTACGGAACTTCCGATTGCTACACACAATTCTGGACTACGGAACCCACTTGATACCGTTACCGGAGTTGCGTAATGGTCACGGACAGGTTGCAATATGTTTTCACATAACTTCTGCAATGCTGTAATCTGGTCATCATTAGGATTATTATTAATACCTTTTCGCTCAGCCGTTTGCGAAGCAGTCAGTTCCTTTAAACTAAAGTTTTTACTTAACTTCATTAATTTTTACCTCTTGTTAATTTGAGTATTTTATCTATCTGAGCTTTTATAATCGGACCTCTATTTGGCCAATGTATATAAGGCTCATCAGACTTTGATAGATTATAAAGAAATGGTAATATAATTTTTTCAAGTTCTTTAAATCTTGCGTTAGTCTCTTCGTCTGTCACCTCTTTTGTTATAGTATCTTTTTCTGCAACGATTTGAAATATCTCGTTCATCGCTGACTTGATTGAAGATACATCTTTTTTCAAGTCTTTTAATTCATCTGTACTAGCAATCTTACTAGTATCAATAGTAGGAGATTTAGGTGCCTCAGCGGCCGTACCTGCAATACCCCAATCATCATTTAGGTCAAAACCTCTCATATAATCAGGTATGTCTTTACTCATCATTGTCTCCTCTTATGTCGTGTAATATATTTTGACTAATAGTATGTCCTGTTTTATGTTTCACTCCAAAATCTATTACATTATAACCTAAACTAACACTATTCTTTTGTGCGATAGCAACACTTGTACTACCTACTGACAAGAAACCCAAGTTTACACTTGAGCATTGTGGTAATAAAAACAGGCTTAATATTATTAGATATCTCATTTGATAATTTTATGTTTCTTTAATACTTGTCTTGTTTTGATTTCTTTAATTGATTTTTTGCCGTGTCTGTCTGCCATCGGCGTACCTGGATTGCGTTCAGCTATCTTTGATTGTAATTCTTTCCAGCCTCCATCATTTTTGATACCTCCAGTACCACTTATGATATTTATGCTACTGACTTTCTGCTGAATATGTGAATTGTGTTTTAAATATGTCTCCTTTTCAGATATAGACATAAACTCACTAAACTCTTTGCCTGTCTTCTTATTAATGAAATCGTAAGTAGGCATTATTTTAAACTTAAATGATATTGTACTTGACTTGTTACTTCAGCCATTTCTTCTAAAATAGAATCAATATCTATAAACTGGTGTAACTCGTTCTTTTGTGCTATATCATAAGAAGTTTTAGAAATGTCTTGTCCGTATTGTACAATTTCTGAAACCGTATGTTCAATACTTTGAAAGTTTTGTAAAGTGTGTTGACCTGCCGAGATATGTATTCTCTTATTTGTGTTAC